GGGCTACGGTAAGCAACCTTGGCACGATTACTACTGCTAACCTAGATGGTGGTACAGCAGATAACATTGTTATTGGTGGTTCAACACCGGCGGCAGGTACGTTTACTAACGTTGTGGCTACTACTGCTGATATTAACGGCGGCACTGCTGACAACGTAGTTATTGGCGGGTCGACTGCCGCAGCCGGTACATTTACTACGCTTGCTGCTTCATCAGCTACAGTAGGTGGATCAGCTGTATTAACCAGCGTGGCGTTTTCTGATCTTCAAGCTGGCGCAGTGACTACTTCTGGCGAAACATTTGCAGATAGCGATACTCAGATACCAACCAATGCGGCTGTAAAAGACCACGTTGAAGCTGTTATTCCAACGCTTACCGTTACTGAGGCGTCTGTCACACAGCACCAAGCTGCACTAGCTATTGCTGCTACTCAGCTTACCGGCAACATTACTGTGCCGGGTAATGTGAGGCTTGCGCCTAGTGGCACTAATTTTACAGAGCTATACGGCAATACTAATGCTGGTGCAATCCGATTTAACTGTGAGTCTAATACTCACGGTGTAACCCTAAAGGGGCCACCCCACTCTGCCAGTGCCACCTATAGCTTAGAGCTTCCCAACGCAGATGGCACCAACGGTCAGGCATTATTAACAGATGGCTCTGGTAAGTTGTCGTTTGGGGCCGCAGGAATCAACACGGGTAAAGCCATTGCTATGGCTATTGTATTTGGATAGGAGATAGAAAATGGCCGCACCAAACATTGTAAATGTTGCAACCATTACGGGAAAAAGCGCCGTTGTTAATTTGTCTACAACCAATGCCACTGCGGTAGTTTCTAACGCCGCAAGCTCTGGCAAGGTTTTTAAAGTCAACTCAATCTTGGTTTCTAATGTTGATGGCTCAGTAGCAGCAGACATTACTCTGTCGTATTACTCAGAGGATGATATTGGTGGGACGGCTACAGAGCTGCTAAAAACCGTATCAGTGCCGCAAGACTCAACGCTTGTAGCCTTTGACAAGAACACAGCTTTCTATCTGGAGGAAGACAAGAGCATCGGTGCGACCGCCAGTGCCGCGAACGATCTAAAAGTTTTTGTCAGCTACGAAGAAATTAGCTAGGTCTGAACCATGAAGTTCTTGGGCAAAGACCCCAACATTATTGATGCCTATTACACCGCTACGGCTGAAGGTGCAATTACGGCTGGAAAGCCTGTAATTGTTGAAGCTGATGGGGATGTAGCTCAAGTCGCGGAAAGTGCGGCGAGCGTAGGCACACCAGTTATTCTTGATAGCAATAACTGCCTAGGAATGATTTCTGTATATCATGCTACGGCAGAAAGAGTGGTGGTTATCTATCAAAGATCATCCAAGGTGAGAGCAAGGGTGGGCGCTGTCTCTGGCGACACTATAAGCTGGGGTAGTGAAACTGATGTTGAGTCAGGAAATAGCTATCCTTTAGGACTTTCGTATGACTCCGGGCAAGAGCAAGTTGTCGCTATTTATTATGATGATGGTAATTCTACCTATGGTACAGCTCGTGCTATGACAGTTAATGCCAGCGGCGACTCTGGCTCTGGAAACATATCTTCCCTTGGAACCCCTGTTGTTTTTAACTCTGCGACCACCTATGGCGGCGGTATCGCTTATGACATCAACGCTGGTAAACACTTAGTTGCTTTTCGTGATAGCAACAATGATGGTCGCGGTAGGGTTGCGACGTTAAGCGGCACGAGCATATCTTTTGGCACAGAGGCTACATTTCAGACTGCTACCGCCTATTACATTAGCGTGACTTATGACGAGGCCGCGCAAAAACACATTGTTTTTCATAACAGAGGTTTTGGTGACGGCAAAGCAGTTGTCGGAACAATCAGTGGTACAGATGTGACCTTTGGCACCCAAGCAGAATTCAACGCCTCAAACACTGGTGACTATTTGCGCGGAGCCTATGATTCAACCTCGCAAAAAGTAGTGCTTGCGTACAGAGACAACGGTAACGGAGGCGCTGGAACTGCTCGTGTTTGCACAATTAGCGGCACAGATGTTTCTTTTGGTACTGCAGTGGTTTTTGAGTCTGGACAAACAGCTTACAACGACACAGCGGCAGGAGGCGGAAAGGTTGTAGTTAGTTATGAAGATGACAGTGACACAGATCAAGGCAAAGTAGTTGTTGGAGTCGTTTCCGGTACGGACATCACTTTTGGTTCGCCTATAGAGTTTGATCCAGTAGACGTAGAGTACAGCGCAATAGCCTATGACGCCTCCACCGGCAAATTTGTCATCGCTTATAGGGATATGGATAACTCAAGTCGTGGGGCGGCGGTTGTGTTTGATCCGGCCCCAACCAACCTTACCTCAGAAAACTATATAGGCATTGCCTCCGATACCTACGCTGATAATGAAGACTCAACCATTGCCATAGTGGGCTGTATAGACCGTAATCAGACCGGCCTGACAGCAGGTCAACAGTATTTTGTTCAAGGCGATGGCACACTTAGCACTACAGCAGGATCGCTGTCTGTCCTAGCCGGCACAGCTATATCCGCTACTGAGTTGGTGGTGAAAGAATGAATATCCTGGGTGACACGCTGCCAAGAAGATTTAAGGCCAAGGCCAGTGGCTCGATTACCGCAGGCAAGCCCTTGATTGTTGAGGCAGACGGTGATGTGGCACAAGTCGCTCAAACCAGTGTGAGTCAAGGTGTTGGCAGTGCCGTAGTGTTTACTAGCTCTCAAGCCATCTTTCAGGCTCAGGCGGCCACCTTTGACTCTAACTCAAACAAAATCGTGTTTACTTATAGCGATTATGGAAATAGCGGCTACGGCACCGCAGTTGTTGGGACAGCCTCCGGTACGTCTATCAGTTTTGGTACGCCCGTGGTATTTGAAAGCGCACAAACCGGCGGTGATGTCGCGGCGACCTTTGACACAACCAACAACAAGGTTCTCATCGCATATCGAGACGGTGGAAACAGCAATTATGGCACTGCAATTGTTGGCACGGTTTCGGGCGATAGTATCAGTTTTGGCTCAGCCGCAGTTTTTGAAAGCGCCCACGCTACCAACCCCGCCTGCGCCTTCGACAGCAATGCAGGCCGCGCCTTAATTGCTTATAGAGACCAAGGCAACTCAAATCAAGGAACTGCGATTGTAGCGACAATCTCTGGAACGAGCGTGTCTTTTGGTTCGGCGGCGGTCTTTGAGACGGGTGGCACACGATACTGTAGGGCCACTTTCGATAGCACAAATAACAAAGTCGTTATTGCGTTCATGGACGATGACAATGCTGATAGAGGCAAAGCCGTTGTTGCCACAATTAGCTCTACGTCTGTGAGTTTTGGAACCGTTGCGACTTTTGAAACCACGGCGATAACAGAAAATCTTGCTATTACTTTTGACAGTAATGCAGGAAAAGTGGTCATAGCCTACGAATACGGAAGCACATCAAACTGTATCGTTGGCACCGTAAGCTCAACGGATATTACATTTGGAAGTCCCGCAGTATTTAGTAGCAACGAGTCGCGAGAGTTAAGCTGCACCTTTGATAGTGGGGCGGCAAACAAAGTCGTGGTTGTATATCGGGATGAAGGTAATAGTTCTTATGGCACTGCTGTCCCTATGACAGTGAGCGGAACATCCATATCAAAAGGCACCGCAACAGTGTTTGAGTCTGACACCGTGCAATATATGGCGGCGACCTTTGACAGCAACAGTAATGTGGTTCCAATCATGTTTTACGATCAAGGCAATTCAAACTACGGCACCGGAGTCATTTTTCAAAACGCCAGCACCCCTACCAACTTGACCTCAGAAAACTATATAGGCATCGCAGAGTACGCGGCGGCTGACACAGAAACAGCCACCGTGCTAATCAAAGGCGGCGTCAGCACCACACAGTCCAGCCTGACGCCCGGTCAAACATATTTTGTGCAGACAGACGGCACGATAGGTACGTCAGCGGATAGCCCCAGCGTTACCGCAGGCACGGCTGTTACACCTACCAAACTGATAGTGAAGGGTTGATATGAGCTACCTTGGTAGACAGCTAAATGCACCAGCCAGCACTGTTCAGTTGACGGCAGAGGGCGCGATCACTGCGGGTAAGCCGTGCATTGTTGAGGCTGACGGTGATGTGGCGCAAATCGTTCAAACGAGCGTTAGCCAAGGTGTTGGCTCCCCTGTAGTCTTTACGAGCACTGCCGCATACTCCAATGAACACGCAAGCGTGTTTGATAGCAGTAACAACAAAGTTGTTTTTTGTTATAGCGATTACGGCAACAGTGGTTACGGCACCGCTGTTGTAGGAACTGTGAGTGGAACAACGATCTCTTTTGGCACTCCAGTAGTTTTTGAAAGCGCATCGACGGGTACAGAAGTTTCAGCCGCTTTTGACTCTAGCAATAACAAGGTAGTAATTGCGTATCAAGACAGCGGCAACTCATCTTATGGAACGGCTATTGTCGGCACGGTTTCGGGCGATAGTATTAGCTTTGGCTCTGCCGCAGTTTTTGAAAGCGCAATCTCTGCAGGGATCGGTATTTGTTTTGACAGTCTCAATAACAAGACGGTTATTGTCTACAAAGATCAAGGTAATTCAAATTACGGCACGGCTGTTGTCGCCACAGTCAGTGGGACATCAATCAGCTTTGGAACTCCTGTAGTTTATAGGTCTGCTAGGGCTGAATACAATGTGGCAACATTTGATACTACTAACAACAAAGTTGTCGTCGCTTATCAATATAGATCAACCAACGCAGGCGAGGCTGTTGTCGGAACCGTTAGCGGTACAAGCATCTCGTTTGGTTCTACAGTAACTTTTGAGTCCTCCAGCATTAAAGAATATCTATCAATTACTTTTGACAGTAACGCTGGTAAAGTTTTTATTAGTTATCAACAAAGCAACGATCACCGTGGAATTGTTGGCACGGTTTCTGGTACAAGCATTTCATTCGGCTCTGCGGCAGACATCAATAGCGGTGAGTCTCGTGATTCATCTTGCACATTTGACAGCGCTGTAAACAAAGTGGTTGTTATCTATGACGATGAAAACAATTCAAACTACGGCACCGCTGTACCTGTAACGATAAGTGGCACAGGATTTTCAGTAGGTACAGAGACAGTTTTTGAAAGTGCAAATGTGGCCTCTTTAAGCTGTTGCTTTGATAGCAATGAAAAAGTGGTTGCAATACAGTATTCGGATACTGGCAACTCAAATTACGGTACCGGCGTGATTTATCAAAACGCCGGTACTCACACAACCCTTACCGCTGAAAACTTTATTGGCTTTGCGGAAAACGACTGCACCGATAATGGCCTAGCCACAATTCAGCTAGGCGGATCAGTCAACGATAAGCAAACCGGATTGACGGCAGGGCAAACGTACTTTGTGCAGACTGATGGCACAATAGGCACAACTGCCGACTCACCATCTGTAACGGCAGGCACAGCAGTTTCATCCACTGAAATTTTAGTAAAGGGCTAAGATATGAAAACCATTACCGAAAACACAACCAAGTTGTCTAAGTATTTGTTCGAGGATAGCAAGGCTGTGGACATGGGTTCTGACAAGATTACCGTTGGCGATCCATCGTCCCCAGATTTTTACATTGCTGACCTAAACTCTAGCAATGCTACGCTGACTGAGAGTGTGACGGACGCGCCAGAAAACTGGTCAGGCAATCGGTACACCTACGATCCTAGTGCTGATCCAAAATGGGTTGCAAATCCTGATTGGGTTGACCCTAGTGCGTGATATGTGGAGGTTATTTTTCTGTATTTGGTGCTTGATACCTATATTTATACATGGGCAATAGGCAGCAGAACGAGGTTAGAGCATTACAGGATTTGTCGATACAAGGAGATAAATAGCGAATCAGATCAAACGTACACCTGGTATTTACCTTGGCCTAATTCATATTGTGATCCTTACGTTATATACGAGGTGACAAATGATTGACCCGATTACGGCTGCGGCGGCAGCTACGAAAGCATACGCAGGGGTCAAAGCATTTATTGAGGCAGGAAAGTCCATCGAGGATACGTTTCAAGTAGTAGCCAGATGGCAAGGCCACGCATCAGATGTTTTGTATGCAAACAAAAGGCAGCAGAAAAGAACCAACCCACTTAAACAGGTGGTGTTTGCAAGCTCAGTAGAGGCAGAAGCGGCTCAGATGTTTGCCGCAAAGAAAAGGATAGAGACTCAAAAGAGAGAGTTAATAACATTATTGAAGTACGCGTACGGTAATGAAGGTGTAGAAGAGTACCGTAACTGCATGAAAGAAGTTCAAGCACAAAGGCAAAAAGAGGTTTATGCCCAACAAGAAGCAAAAGACGCACTAATTAAATCGTTTTGGATTGCAGTTCTTGTGGGTATAGCCGGGTTATTAATTACATTCATTATTACGTCAGTATCGGGAAACTAAAAATGGAAGAGCCAACAAAACAAGTAATAGATGTAATTAGTTTCGGCACTGTTATTGGCACTATCTCTGCCATTCTTCCACCACTTTCTGCTTTATTTACTATTGTTTGGGTAGGTATTCGTATTTGGGAAACCGATACAGTCCAAGAGCTAACAGGTCGAAAACGCAGGCGTGATGAAAAAGGCCGATTTGTTAAGGATGATGACTAATGTTACAAGCACTGTTAGGGCCGGTAGCAGGGTTGGCAAAGACATGGATGAACAATCGCCATGAACAGTCTCAAGCCAAGCATCAGGCAAAGATGCAGGTCATTAGCAACACAGCCACCTGGGAAGAAAAGATGGCTGAGGCGTCTGGTAACTCGTGGAAAGACGAGTTTTGGACGGTTGTACTCGCAGTCCCATTATTCTGCCTTGGATATTCTGTTGTGGCTGACGATGCCGATATTGTTGATCGTGTTCGTTACAGCTTTGACGTTCTATCTACTTTGCCTGACTGGTATCAGTATCTATTGTTTCTTGCGGTATCTGCGTCATTTGGAATCCGTGGTGCTGACAAGCTGATGAAGCTGAGGGCCAAGTAATGGCAGAGTTATTTGTTACATCTGAAGAGCTAGAAGATAAAGGCAATGAAATTATCAAGCTCTACAACAAGTATCTGGGCCGTGATCCTTTGCAGGGCGGTCTTGATGCGTGGCTTGCAACAGGGCAAAGCATTGAGCAGATTGAGCAGGGCATAGCCAACTCGCCTGAAGCGGCTGTGTTTCAAACATTTAACGAGACTGTTGGCCGTGATCCGACAATGGAAGAGCGGGACTATTTTGTAAATGTAAACCCTGCACCTATTGAGGCTGTTGAAGAGGTCTTATCTAACACGCAGGAAGCGCAACAGTTTCAGACTCAACAGCAGCTAGATCAAACAGATATGCTGGCTGACACAACGGCTGGTGACACAACGCTTGATGACACGACTGCTGGTGGCGCAACAGAAACAACATTTCCTACTGCTGATACCGGCAGATTTGGCGACATGATTGATGCTTCTGCAACCTTTGCTGCCGCTAATCAATATCTCGGAGTTAATGAAGCACAGTGGTCTGCATTTGTTAATGAAGTAAACGAGATTAAGGCGCAGATGAATGCGTTTGAGGGCAACGAGGCTCGCGTTCTGCAAGATCGAAGCACTCCAGATGCTCTTTTAGATCGACGCATTGCTGTATTGCTTAATCAAAATCCCGGCATGACCCCTGATGAGGCACGAGCAGAAGCTGAAAGTGGTGAAGCGTATCAACAATTAGCTGCTACCAATGCACAATATGAAGCATTAAATGAAAGATTGAATCAAGCGTATGCAAGCATTGGTTTACCGGGTGCTGCAACGATAGCGGGAAGCGGGGTAAGCGGCGAAGGCTACAGGGTTGATTTTAATTTAAATACGGGCGAAGTAACTTACCGGGAGGTAGGTGGTAGCTCATTTCTTGAATCGGCCCTTGGGATTGCAATAGCGGCAGTATTTGCGGGCCCAATAGCTGGGGCAATAGCAGGAGCTACAGGAGCCTCTGCCGCAGTAGCCACAGCAGCGGCCTCTGGCATTGTTAATACTGCAACTCAGTTAGCAATGACCGGCGATCTTGATGTAGCGCAGGCACTTTCAGCAGCGGCAACGGGCTATTTGAATCCCAGTGCATCCGCAAATGTTATGTCTAATCCAAATGTTGCAAGCCTTACGCAACAAGTAAGTGATACTGCTTTCAATGAGGTTACTGGCTCGCAAATAATTGGTGAGCTTACAAACGCTAGTGCCAATTCAGGCGCTGTTGTAGACGCAATCTCCAATGCGGTTGGTGCTGCCGCTACTAATGCGATATTTGGCGGTGACAAAGATTCAGGCGTTGTTGTAGACACCGGTGGTGCTACTGCTGATATTGCAGGCATGGGTTCAGATATTGGTGACGACTTTGGCGTAGATGTCACGATTACCGGCCCTACATTTACTTTGCCTACAGACGATGATTCTGGCGGCGGTGGCGATACAGCAGCAGGTGCTGACGCAAGTGTTGATGGTGGTGATGCAGGCGCGGCTGACCCTGCAACGACCGTAACAGTTAGTCAGCCAGCCTCAACTCATACTTATGGAACTGATGATGACTCAATTGTTGCCCGTCAAATACATGAAGCAATTATCAGGGAGGGCGATCCTAACGCTCAGGCCGAACTTATAAAAGAATGGGAAAAGTATACAGGTCAGCCATGGAATCCTGACTATATGAGTCAAGACCCGTATGAGGATTATGATCCTGAAAAGCAAGCAGGCACAACAGTAAGCACTGGTGATGTTCAAGAGGTTGGCGCTGCGGCTACAGAACAAACCGATGCAGTAAAAGCTGTTGATTGGATCTTGGTAAATTTGCCTAACTATGAAGATATGACAGAGGTTGAGATAAACCAAGCTCTGGAGGGTGCTGGTCTTGAGCCTGTTGATATAAACAACGATGGCACTATTACCTCTAAGACTGATGCCACAGAAACGGCTTCTACAACTGCCACTACGACAACCACTGTATCTACAGAGGCAACGGACAGCACCGCAACTGCTGGGACTACCGGAACCACTGGGACCACTAGTACTACCGGCACAGCAGAAACTACCGGAACTACCGGCACAAGTGGCACAACTGGAACAACAGGCACTACAGGGACCACCGGAAACACCGGAACCACCGGAACAACGGGTTCTACAGGCACAGTAGGTAGCACAGGCACTACAGGAACTACGATTAGCACTGGCAAAGGCCCTGGAGATGGACCCGGTGACGGCCCCGGTGACAATGGTGGTGATGGCCTTGAAAGAACCGGAATGCTGACGGCATTAGCCACACTACCAACTATGGCTCAACAACCTTTTGAGCCTTTGACACAGCGGTCTATTCTAATTGATGCTCCGCCTACTCCGCCCGTTCAGATACCAACCTCTGATGCGGTTTTAGCCCTTAATATGCAAATTGAAAGACTGACCGGAGACCCGCGTCGAAAACCTCAAGGCGCAAGTCAAAAAGGTTTATTTGAAGGAATAGTCGCATGACATATTTGAATTTAGTCAACGGAGTACTGCGGCGTCTTAGAGAAGACGAAGTAAGTAACGTATCGGAAAGCACCTATAGCAAGATGGTGGGCGACTATGTAAATGACGCCAAAGACCTTGTAGAAACTGCATGGGATTGGTCGCCATTACGCAATACGTTGACGATTACCACCTCAAATGGTGACAACCTTTATTCCTTAACTGGAAGCCGCAATGAGGGCAAAGTTCTTAACTTTATTAACGATACGTCTAATTGCTTGGTTGAGTATCAGACCCAGGACTGGTTTGACGATAAGGACTTTATCCAAGAGGCTGTTACAGGCTCGCCTAAATACTTCACTTATGCCGGTGTTGATGGCAGCGGTGATACTCAGGTCAAGTTATATCCAACACCGGATCAGGCATATACCCTGAAGGTTCGCGTAGTTTTGCGAAATGTGGCGTTGTCAGCAGATTCGGATACGCTTGCGATACCTAGTGGCCCCGTCTTGCACATGGCAATAGCTTTGTTATCAAGGGAAAGGGGTGAGACAGGTGGTACGTCTACTGCTGAATACTTTGCGATTGCTGATAAGCACTTGTCTGATGCAATCGCCTTAGATGCACAGAAGCACCCAGAAGAGACAATCTTCTACACACCGTAGGATAGGTTATGGCACAGCCGTTACGCAGCATTGATCTTGTCGCCCCTGCCTTTAAGGGCGTTAACTCGGAAGACTCTCCTATTGCTCAGGATACGTCATTCGCAGAAATCGCAGATAACGCGATTATTGATCGACAGGGCCGATTGGCGTCCCGTAAGGGTAATAACGTCCTGACTACCAACAAAACAGCGTTGGGTACAGACCATATCCACAATATCCATGAGTTCTACGACAGCGCTGGTAATGAAACGATATTTAGCACTGGC